AATTGTACCAACGTTCATTTTTTAGTAAGCGACGGAACTACAGATATTGTTTTAAGTAAAGCTACAGGTGCTAATATTAGTGGGTTTGGCACTGGTTCTTTTTTAATCAAAGAAGGAAATGCAAGTGTTGAACTCTCAGTTGCTGATTCAAATACTATAACCATGATTGAAGGCACAACAGGAGGAAAGGCCAGAACGCCATTTATATTAGTAGCTAACAAAGGTGCTTCAAATTTCATTCAATTTAAATATACAACAACAGACACGCCGATTGATGCTGAGTTAAAAGTCATCATCACATGGGCCGACATAAACAGCGGAGTATTAATATGACAGTAAAAGTACCAGATGGATGGCATGAGGTAAGTATCTCAACATTCCAAGAGTTAATCAATGCAGGCGACAACGTAATAGAACGTGTGGCTATCTTAACAGACCAAGACCCTGAAGATATACGTCGATGGGATTTGAATTCATTTAAACGAGTTTCTGACGCCTTAGAGTGGACAAATATTCTACCTGAACAAAAAGACTGGAAGCGTAATATAACAGTAAATGGGAAGGAATATCATTTTATTGAAAAGCTAAGCAGTTTAACAGCGGGCCAGTGGTTAGATTTAGAACATTGGGTATTGGATTCGAGTAATAACCTACATAAGATAATTGCTTTATTCTACGAGGGAGATGCTGAAGAGTTCAAGAGTGTAAGCATGGCTGATGCCTATGGATGTATGGTTTTTTTTTCGAGTATCGTAAACAAATCTTTAGAGAGTATGCAGGATTATTTAGTGAAGGAAATAGTGACGAAGGAAATGAAAAAAATACATTCGCTTGGTTCGGGTTCTTTTACTCGATGGCTAAAGGGTGTCCGGTTAAAATGTCTCACATACTTGAAATAAATTTTATTTATTTATTAAACTTTAAAGCCTTCGAGGCTAAGAATAAAAAAACAGCATCATACTATGACTACGGTAGATATAACGTTGCAGACTGGGCAACTGCCAAATGATAAGAGAGAGTTTGTCGTTGGCGAGTTTGTTAAATTGAGTGTAATGAATTTATTAGTAATTAAAAACATAATCGAAGCATTCGGTGAAGAAATAGTAGTCGATGCAGAAAGGAATTTAAATGGCTGACGTACAAGTAAACGTAAAGGTAGATGCTAAGCAAGCAGATGACTCATTAAGAGGTCTAACAAAACAACTCAAAGATTTAAGGGTTGAGCAATCCCGTGTTGTAGAGGGTTCAAGTGATTGGAAGAGATTAGGTCGTGAGATTAACGAATTAGAAGGAAAAATTGGTGACTTAGGTGACCGCTTTAATACTTTGCGTGGTTCTGGAGTTGAAAGATTAAATTCATCTTTTGGGTTATTCCGTGAGGGCTTAGTTAGTGCTGACTTTGGTAAGGCGAAGATAGCTTTACAAGGTATCGGTCAGGCTATGTCTGCCATTCCTGTTTTGTTGATTGTAACAGGTATAATGAAGTTGATTGAAAACTTCGACAAACTTAGGAACTCAGGCGGTTTACTTGGTCAGGTTTTCAAAGGCATTGGAGAAATTATAACAACTGTAACCGACGCTATCACAGACTTTACAGACTGGTTAGGGATAACTACTATAGAGTCAGAGAAGTTAGCTGAAACTCAATTAAACAATTCTAAAGCACTTCAAGACGCAGTAACTGAAAGATATGATACTGAAATAAGATTAGCTAAAGCTGCAGGTAAAAACACAGAAGACTTAGAAAAGAAAAAAGTAATGGCCGTAAGACAGTCACTACTTGAGCAAATAAATCTAAAAGCTAAAGCTGCTGTAATGGATGGAGAGTTAAGTCAGGAAGAATTAAAGAATCTTGACGAACTCAGAAAGGCGTTGACCGAAAATTACATTCAAGAAAAAGAAATGGATTTAAAGGCCAACAAAGAAAAAGTTGAACGTGTTAAAAAAAGAAATGAAGACATATTAAAAGAAAATGACTCTTTAACAAGGAAACTTGAAGACCAACAAATTGCATTAATAGAGAATGACCGTAACCGTGAAGAGGCAAAGTTATTGCTTGACTTAGAGCGTGCAAAAGAAGATATTGAAAAATCAGGTGCAATCAAAGCAGTAAAGTATCAATCGCTTTTAATAGCCGAACAAACATATCAAAAAGGCTTAGCTGATATTGACAAAAAGTTTAGGGCGCAGGCTGAAGAGGAAAAGAAAAAAGCAGAAGAAGAAGAACAGAAAAGACTTGCCGACATAGCTGCTAACAATAAAGCACAGGAAGAACAAGCGTTAAGTGATTTAAAGAATTTATTAGCCTTAAGATTAGAAGTAACTGCACAAGGTTCTGAAGAGCAATTAAATGCAAGGCTTAATCAATTAGAAACTGAAAAGCAATTAGAACTTCAGAAGTATGCTGAAGGTACAGAGGAAAGAATATTATTAGAGCAAAAATTCCAAGAGAGAAAAGACGCTTTACAACGTGAGTTTAGAATGAAGCAAATCAAAGAAGACTTGGATACTGCTTCAAATAGCATAAGTGCTTTACAAGGATTATCAGATACATTCTTTGCTATTCAACAGGCTAATCAAAAAGAAGGAAGTGAAGAAGCTGAAAGAAATGCTAAAAAACAATTCCAGATTAACAAGTCGCTTCAGATAGGTGCTGCTGTTGTTAACGGTTTGCAGTCTATTTTAGCTATCACTTCTGTGCCTGACTTTACTTTAGGTATAGCAACTGCCACAAGGATAGCCGCACAGATTGCGTTAAATGGTGCAACTATTGCAAAAATTGCAGCACAACAATATAAGTCTTCTAACTCTGGTGGAAATAATAGCGTACAAGCACCACGTGCTAATACACCGAATGCAAATACACCAACACCTCAACAAGCTACTTTACCGGGCCAGGATGGAACATTTATAAAACCAGACAATAAAGTTTATGTGTTAGAATCCGACATCACGAAGACTCAAGATAGAGTTGCGAGAGTTGGAGAACAGGCTAAATTCTAAAAGTTGGAACAAAAAAGTATCATTTTGTAATATATTAATGATGGCAACGTTAAACGGACTTCCTGTATTTAAGATAAAAGTAGATGAATCACTTGAGTCAAACCAAGGCATCGACTTTATTTCGTTGGTAGATTTTCCTGCCATTGAATCTAATTGGGTTGCTTTATCGTCTGAGAAACGCTTTAGTTTCAATCAGGATAAACAATTATTGTTCGGTGCGATTTTGATACCAGACCAACCGATATATCGTTATTCTAAAGAAATTGGCGAATACTACGTTGTATTTACCAAAGAAGAGATATTAAAATTGGTAAGAAAATTTCAAGCCCAACAAAAAACTATCAATCTAAACTATCAGCACAAAAAAGATACTCAGATTGCAAATGCTGTGGTTCAAGAAATTTGGATAGTAGAACAGCCAGACAAGTCGAGTAAGTATGTAGAAGGATTGCCAGATGGTTCTGCTTTTGTAGTGGCCCACATTGGAGATTCTAAGTTCTGGAACGAAGAGGTAAAGACAGGCAATGTCAGAGGCTTTTCAATCGAGGGCTTTTTAGATATGGAATTAAATAAAATAAATATGCAAAAATCAAACTTCGTATCCGCAACCACCAAAGATGGTGTAGTTGTGAAGACCGATGCTGATGCTATTGCTGTTGGTGTAGAAGTGTACATTGAAGACGAAGCTGGAAATAAAACTCCTGCCCCGGATGGTGAACATATTTTAGACAATGGAATGGTTATTACGGTATCTGGTGGAAAAGTAACTGAGATTTCAGAAGTAGAAGTAGAAGATGAGATGGACAAAGATGTTGAAGCTGTATTAGAGAAAGCCTTTAATAAGTTTTTCAGCCAAGCTATCAAATCATTCGAAGCTAAACTTGCTGAGATGGAAGTGAAATTCGCAAATCAACCTGCTGGTCAACCAGCAACAGAAGCGGTAGACGTTCAGCCGACTCAACTGAGTAAAATGGACAAAGTAAAAGAAATCATTTTAAAATCAAAAACTAAGTAATCATGGGATTAATTGACTCATCAATCACTTATAGTGGTAAAAACGCTGAAGGCTTTTATACAACTGCCCTTCTAACTGGTGACACTAAGTCACGTATTCGTGCCGTACCAAATGTTAAGGACAAAATTAACATGGCATCTTTGGATTTAGGTAACATTCTGCAAGCTGATTCTTGCGACGTTGCTGAATCTGGAAACTACACACTTGACCAGAAGACTCTGGAAGTATGTGATTTCGCATTTAACATTCCTCTTTGTGAGAAGGACTATGAGCCTCTGTATTTATCAGAGCAACTTCGTCCTGGCTCAAACGTAGAACAAAACTATCCTAACGGATTTGTAGATTTCTTGTTTGAATTAGTAGCTGCTAAGATTAGCGAACAAACTGAAGACCTTATCTGGAGTGGTTCAACTACTGCATCTCCTCCTGATTTGTGTGACGGTTTCATTAAGAAATTCTTAGCTGACTCTGCTGTTGTTGACGTAGCTTCTCCTACCACTTTGACTTCAGCTAACATCATCGCTGAAATGACCAAAGTAGTAAACGCTATTCCTACTACAGTTAAAAATAAAGGTAAAAACGCTGTTAAGATTTTCGTATCTATCAACGCTGCACACCTTTATGAATTAGCTTTAGTTACTGCTTCTCCTGCACTTTATGCTTATAACAATGCTGACCTTACTCTTTCATTTATGGGTTACGAATTAATCGTTTCTCCGGGTATGCCAAACAACACAATCGTTGCTTGTGACCCAATGAACTTATGGTATGGATTTGACTTGTTAGCTGACGAAAAAGAAATCAGCTTCCTGAAGAATCCAAATCCGGGTAAGACTAAGCAATCTAACATCGTTGGTTCATTCAAATGGGGTGTAAACTACGGTGTAAGTTCTGAAGTAGTTCTTTACGGTACTGGTAGTTAATGAGTGGGGGTAAATGCCCCCCTCTTTTATTAATATTTAAAATTATTTAAAATGGCAATTTGCGAATCACTTACCGGTGGTATAACTTTAGGTTGCGACAATAACATTGGCGGTATTAAGAGACTATTCTTAACCGAAAAAGAAAATGTTACAAGCGTGACTTTAGGTTCACCAACCGATGAAATTACAGCCTTTACAATGGCTGGTTCGCCTGCTGCTGAGTTTTATCAATTCGAGTTTAACAAGAACACATCAAGTTATACTGAAGAGTTGACATCAGACCAAGCTACAGGCCGTGACCTTTACACTCAGACTATTAATTTAGTTCTGAACCGTAGAGAAAAAACAAAAAGAGATACTTTGTTATTATTAGCAAAGAGAAAAGATTTAGTTGCTATCATTGAAGATAACAACGGTATTTATTGGTATTTCGGTGAGCAATACGGAATCAATGTAACCACTAACTCAGGTGGTTCAGGTGTTGCTAAATCTGACGCTAATCAATACGTTATTACATTTGTTGGTGAGGAATCAGAACCTGCCAACACTGTTACTGCTGCTGCTGTTGCTGCTGTGATATAGTTCTGTTTCTTTGTTTGTTTAGTTAGGCTGCCCTGTAAGGCGGCCTTTCTTTTTTTGAACAAAACTTTTTTTTTGTAATATATAAGTAATGCTTTACCTCTACAAAAACCAAACTAATAACATCGTTTTAACTTTAGACGAAAAAGCAACTAACTCAACTCACGACTGGTTATTTGAGTTTACCAATGACATCACTAATTCTGTGAAGTATGCAACGCTTTCAGATGTGTCAAACGCACCGTTAAGATACAACGAGTTCAACTTGGTTGAATCTACAGACGTGATACTTCAGGAAGGTAGCTGGACATACAGAGTATATGAAATGCCAGTGTTAAGTCCACCGAGTACGAATAAGAATCTTGCTTATGCGGTTGTGGAAGTTGGCAAAGTTTGGGTTGAAGACTTAACAGTTGAGATTGTAGAGAGTTTTGATGAAGATGAAAATAACGAAGAACCAACATTTGAATAATGGGATATTTTGATAAATTTACAAGCATCGTAAAGAGAGAGTTGCAACCTAAGCAGGTTCTGACTTCAACAAGCGTGCAACCGTTTAGCCTTACGATTGCTGAACTTCCAAAGATAGTTGAAAGAAAAAATAAAGACTATGTGTTATGGGGTGAGGATAACTTATACCCGAATAAATTAAATGAAGTTAGTTTAGGAAGTGCTATTCATGGTGCTATTCTAAAGACCAAAACTAAGATGACTCACGGTGATGGTTTTTTGATTAACGGTTCTACAACTAAAGAAGAAAGTGATGCTAAAGTAGCAAGTCTTCCAGCGAATCAAAAGGCTGAATATGACTTCTTAATGAAAAACAAAGTTGGTGGCGAAAGTTTACAAAAGGTAGTTAAAAAATTAGCCAATGATTTTCAAATATACGGCTGTTATGCGTTTGAGGTATTATTTAATCAAGACTTTACTAAGATTGCAGGCATTAAGCACGTTGATGTAAGAAATGTAAGGTCAGGTAAGTTAGAAAATGGCAAAGTAAAAAAATACTACTATTCGAGAGATTGGAGTGATATTAGAAACAATATTCCAAAAGAAATAGAAGCATATTACGAAGGCAATAAAGACTCTTATAATCAATTATATTTTACTAAGGTAGGTACTTTAGACTATTACGGAATACCTGCTTATGTAGGTGCTTTGAATTGGATTTATACCGATATGCAATTAGGTATATTTCACAATGCGAACATTTCAAACGGAATGAATCCAGGACTTCACTTTAAGTTTTATAAATTGCCAGCTTCTAAATTAGAGGAAGATGAGATAATTGCCGGAATAAAAAAGACATGGCAAGGTGCTGACAAAACTGGTAAGATGGTTGCTACTTTCTCAGAAGGAAAAGAAACGGCAATGGACATTCAACCGATTGAAGTTTCAAATTTAGATAAACAATTAGTTCACTTGGCTGAACTTTGTGATAAAAAGATTTTATCGGCCCATCAGTTAACAACTCCATTGCTTGCTGGTATTTCTGTTAGTGGTCAACTTGGCGGAAATACTGAACTTGAACTTGGATATACCATCTTTGATAACGTAGCAATGGAAGCAGACAGGCAGATGATTTCAGACGATTTACAATGGATTTTCAACTATAATAAAACTGGAATCCAGATAGATATTAACCCTTTCAAACCATTCTAATGGCATACGCTAATTTAATCAGCGAGACATACGCAAAGGATAACAGCCCGATAAATAATGCAGTCGAGGCTTCAGATTTAAAGCCATTTATTAAAATTGCTCAGGAAAAACACATTCAGAATATTTTAGGTGGGTGCTTGTACGAAGATTTAATGGATAAAGTGATAGCAAGCAAAGCAAGTCCACCAGTTGCGTTGAGTGCTGATGATTTAACTTTACTTTTAAAAGTTCGTGAGTGTTTAGTGTGGTGGGTAACTTATGAGGCAATTCCGTTTATTTCAGCGAAGTTGAGAAACATCGGAGTTGTTAAGCAGAACGGTGAAAATTTAGAAACTGCTGACGCTAACACGGTTACTTATTTAAGAAAAGAAGTAGAAGGCAATGCTTTACACTACGCTAAATTACTGAATGATTATCTGTGTAAGTTTTCTAATCTTTACGCAGATTATAACTGTCCAGCGATTGAGAAAATGCAACCGAACCACAGAACTTCTAACAGCTTCGGGTTGTACGTAGACGAAATTAACACAGATTGGAAGTACATTAAAAAATGGTTTAACACATGAATCCAGTAAACTCAAACATATTAATAGGAAAAAAAGACGCTGCATTCTTTGCGGCTAATCCTACTTTGGTACTTTTAGATGGTCAGTTACTTTACAACGAGAACACTGGTGAGTTATTCATCGGTGACGGTGTTACTCAGTTAAATGCTTTGAGTCCTATTAACTCAGGCTTTACTCCGAGTGGTACTAACACTCAGTACATAGCTGGTGATGGTACTTATATTAATTTCCCGACTGATGTATCTTATTTTAATAACGATGCTGGTTATCTTGACTCTGGTGATATTGGTGTAAGTGTACAGCCTTATGATTCAAATACTACTTTGTTAGGAAATGGAACAGCAGGTGATGAAATAGTATTAACCACTGGAATTAATCAATTAACGTCTTTAGGTTTAAATGCTGGTGAGTCAATTAGACGTAATGCTTTGAATACTGCTTACGAGGGTTTCACGCCTTTTGCACCATCTGGAACATCAGCACAATATATAGCAGGTGATGGTACTTATTTAACATTTCCAACCAATGTAAGCACATTTACAAATGATAGCGGATATTTAACGAGTACATCTGCTGGTTTATTATATCAGCCTTTAGATTCTGACTTGACTTCATGGGCAGGTGTAACGAGAGCAAGTGGATTTGATACTTTTACTACAACTCCGAGTTCAGCAAATTTGAGGTCTTTAGTAACAGATGAGACAGGAACTGGTGCTTTGGTATTTGGAACTTCACCGACTTTTACGACTTCTATATTAACACCAAATGTAACGGGAATAAGTGGAAATTTAGTATTTACAAATGCAGCACAATCAAGTGGAGCAATTACTAATTTTACTTTTACAGCTGCTAATCATACAACTCAAACAGCAAGCACTAATATCCCGACTGTTTCATTTACTTTAGGAACACTTCAAAGAAATACAGGTGCTGTAACAACTCAACAAGGTTTTTTAATTAATAGCCCAACTTACTCTTTTGTTGGTGCTTCTACTATTACCAATGCGTATTCGCTTTTTGTAAATGCTCCTACAGCTGGTACGAATGCGACTATCACAAACAACTATGCAGCAGGTTTTAGTGGTGGAATAGAAGTAACTACCGGAAACTCATTATTTAGAGGTGTTGTTACAATATCACGAGGTCTTGATGCAAATGTAGCTAATTTTGGTATTTCTTCAGGTTCGGCAAATACAAGTGTATTTGCTATAAATACAGACCAGCCAAACAGTCGTGTTTTATTAACTGCAAGAAATAGCAATACTCTTAACTTAGGTACTCAAGATGCTATCAGAATGTCTATTGATGCATCTGGTAATATTATATGTGGTGTTGGTGCAATAGCTACTAATGCTACTAATGGCTTTTTATATGTGCCTACATGTGCTGGTGTTCCAACTGGCACACCTACAACGGTAACTGGTAGAGTTCCAATAGTTGCAGACTCAACAAATAATAGATTATACATTTACTCAGGTGGTGCTTGGGTAGCACTTAATTAA